TGCACGGCCTTGGAACCGACCTGTCTCAAATCCGCCGCGCACTGGAACAGCTCGATGACTGATCGCGTTCCGGATTTCGGGGAAACAGTCCTGCCGCCTGAGGGTGCGGTAGAGCTAGAGGCCGACGAGCAAGACGGTCCCAGCGACTTTGAGCTGTGCAAGGTCTATCGGGAGGCGTACTTTGCCCACCCGATCCGCCAAGGGCCGTATGCGCAGGCAGCGGGGCTTCGTGCTGTGCTGGCGCGCTACGGCAAATAGGTAGCCGGTGGTGGGTCCTCACGCGGTGTCCACCTTGTTTCCCGCAGCCGGCTGCTACTGGACCGCCTAGATCCCTCAAAAAAGGTCTAGGGCCAAAAGCGTAGCCACCCCATCCCACCTCTGCGAATGTGAAGAAAAGCAACAGGCTGCCCTTGCGGTTGGGCGGCTTGTGTGCAACACTAAGGGCAAGCCCGCCAAGGCGAGCCCTCCATTACTGATTAACAATGCACGAGCCATTTCAAGCCAAGATTTCCAACACCGATCTCAGTCCGTGGTACTACGCCGTGGGCTGGGCCAAGCACTCGCTCCAGTTGCAGATCACCCGCTACAAGGGCTTTGGTCTGAACACCAACTACGAGGAGAAGCAGGTCGAAAAGCTGGTTGAGCTGGAGCAATTCCTCAAAATGTCTTGGGACCAGTGGATGGATTCCCTGCTTCCCGATGAAACTGCACAGGAGGTCAAGTGAGCCAGGTACAAAGCATTGAGGAGCTGCGATTTGAAGGCGACCATCTTGTGGTCGATGCCGTTGTTGACGACATGGTGGTGCGCTATGCGCAGACCGCCTTCGAGCCAGCGGAGTGGGGGCCTGCCTTGTGCCGAGGCACCCTCTACTTTTCAGATGAAGACTTGATTCCAGCTACAGATGCCGAACTCAGGGCCATGCTCACAGATCGGGTCGACGACTGGACTCCACTCGACACGTCTGATTGGGACGTCTGAAGCTCGTGACCTGCGTAACCAGGACGACTATGACGACTGGGAAGTGGGTCTAGAGCCCATACCGGGGGATACGCACTGGGTCCGGGTTCGCACCTTGACCCAGCTTTACCGCCACCTCATCTACGTGTTCGCCACCAGCGACACCATCAACTCCACTCGACTCGCACAGCTGGCGATCCACGAGATTCTCAAGTTGAGACTCACGGATCTCACCCGGATACGCCAGCAAGATCCCAACTACTTCGCATGACTGACTGGTACGCCGACTACTACCGCCAATCGCGGGGCTACAACGACAACGACAACGACTTGCGGGAGCTGCGCAGTGCTCCACGCAAGCCATCGACGCAGGTGCCGGACGTGTTTAAGCACAGGTTTGCCACTCCAGCTGAGTACGATGCCTGGGTCGAAGAGCGCCGCCGCGCTTACTTCGGCTGAACTCGATCCAACACGAATGACTGAAACTTCAATGGTGCCCTTCTACCGTTCCTATCTGCTGGGTGGTAAGACGGTCTACCTCGATAAGTTGTCCGAGCTGTCCGATAGCGAGCTGAACATGCTCAATATCGAGACCATGGCTTCCCTGGAGGAAGCTCGTCGTGATTACGACGCCATCGAGAACAAGCAAAGCGAGGAGGGCGGTTCTGTCTACCGCCGTCTGAAGGTGGCGGGCTATTTCCAGGCTGCCATCAAGCTGGAGCTTCAAAACTGACCATCCCCTACTACACTGCACACGTTCTTACCCATGAGCATGTACGTCCTCTCTGAATCCCAGTTCGATCAGATCTCTAAAGCACTTGAAGCAGCACGCTTTGCATTGGAGACGTCCCAGCACGTGCAGCTGGATCTGACCAAGCCCAAACAGACCATTCCCCTGCCTGCTGGTGAGAAAATTGTCCGGGCAACGTCCGTACAAAAAGCCCAGTCTCAAAGTAAGACTCGTAAGTCCAGCCGCAAGGGCAAGCGTGGGCACGCGGTGTTGACGGAGCCCAAGGTGTTGGAAATTAAGCGCCAACTCGCTGATGGCGCGAAGTCTGTCGCAAAAATTGCTCGTGAGTTTGGCGTTCACGTCACCACGATCAACTGCATCAAGTGGAACAAGACTTGGAAGCACGTGACGCTCCAGCAGCCCACTCCGGTTGTGGTGGCTGACTGATGATCCTCTGTGATCACGAAATTCACAACTTGGCGCGGCGGGGCTTGGTCTCGCCGTTTCTCCAAGAGTTGGTGAATCCGGCCAGTCTCGATGTGAGACTCGGTGAGAATCTGTTGGTAGAGATGCCGCAGGTGCCTGCGTTACTTCCTTTCAGCATTGCTGGGCATACGCAGGAAAAGCCGTTCATGCTCCAGCCGCATGAGTTCGTGCTTGCCGAAACGATCGAGGAGTTCGATTTGCCTGACTGCGTTGCTGGGCAGCTGGCGCTGAAGTCGAGTCGTGCCAGGGAAGGGATTGAGCATCTGCTCGCCGGGTACATCGACCCTGGGTACAAGGGGCGGCTAACACTGGAACTGCAAAACGCTAGGTCCATGCACGCTGTTCCGTTGTGGCCGGGTATGCGCATCGCGCAGATTGTGTTCCACAAGATGTCAATGCTGCCCGGCAAAAGTTATTCCGTTACTGGTCGCTATCAAGGCGACACTGCCGTTCAGGGTTCTAAAGGATGAGTGATCCAGTGAATCAGCCCAGCCATTACACGGCTGGAAGCGTCGAGGTGATCGACGTAATTGAGGATTGGGTAAAGCACGCTCCAGATGCTGTCGTTGGTGGTCTGCAGTGGCAGGTCATTAAATACGTCAGTCGGGCGTGGCTTAAAAAAGATCCTTACGAGGATTTTCGCAAAGCCCGTTGGTATTTGAACCGTTTGATCGACACTTTGGCCACGGAGCCGTACCAAAACTCTTAAAACACTGAAATGACTAATTACTGCACTCACAGTTTTCGCAAAATTGTAAACACGTACAACTGGAGGAATGGGTCGACGATTCGCTCGTACCGCTTTCGCTGTAAGTGCTGCGGATACAAGTGGAATGTTTACTACGACAAGAAGCTCAAGCGGGAAGTTGTTCCAACGCACAAGTCGGATAACCAGCCGCTAGAGACTAGGAAGTTGACGCCTGAAGAGGTCAAGCTGGTCCTTACGGATAAGCGTGACAACGTTGCACTGGCGCGGCTTTTGGGGGTAGTGCCCCAGTCGGTTAGTCAGATCAGGACAGGGCGGTCGTACAAAGATTTGTGGCCGGAACTTCCACGGCGAGCTGCGCAAGTTAAAGCTTTAGGGGCTGTGCCTACGATTCGCAGCACAAAAATCACTTGCCAAGATTGTGCGCACTGGTGGCAAAAGCGGTGCGGTTTGGATATTCCAGAGGCAGGTGGGACTTTTGCTATCCAATGTTCTTTTTATCAAGTTGATGAGTAATGGCCATCACGATCAACAGTAGGGCGTGCCAAGGCTGTGGTACGCAGACCACAAACCCAGTGCTTTGCATGAAGTGCTATCGCACCAGTCCGGCTGGGCGGGAAGAGGAGCGGATGGAACGGCTGCGTCGGGGTTACAAGCCCCAGCCTGATGGCGGCCCATGCAAGAACTGCATACATTGGAAGGCGCGGTGCTTGCTTGGGTTTCCCGAGGGTGGGACACTCGCGGCGGCTGTGCTTTGTTCCGCTAGGGAGGTTGACAGCCTGCTAGAGTAGTAGGGTACACGCCCTACCAGGCATGGAAATCCTCCAAGGCATCGAGTATCTGTCCACGCTCGATGATGCAAGTTTTGTTGCGTTTGATGTTGAGACCACTGGGCTTCAGCCGAAGTTCGGTGGTCTTCGGCTTTTGCAGTTGGCCACCTTCGGCAAGACTCCGGTAGTGCTGGATTGCTGGAGCTTTAGTGATGAAGACTGGATCACGCTCGAAGAGTTCTGCAGCGTTCCACGGAAATGGCTGGCGCACAATGCTGTTTTTGATCTTGGCTGGCTTCAGGAACATGAAATTTATCCGGAAGGAAAGGTTTTTTGCTCGATGTTGGCCAGTCGGATCCTGACGAATGGGCTGCCGAACTTGAAGCACGGGCTCCAGCACGTTGTGCATCGTTACCTTGGCCAAGACATATCCAAGGAAGAGCAGAAGAGCGATTGGTCGGGGGATCTGCGCGTGGAGCAGATTGAGTACGCGGCCAAAGACGTGGTGGTGTTGACTCAGCTGTGGGAGCCCATCGTGAAGCGGATGGCCACCGGGGTGTTGATGCCAGCCTGGGAGCTGGAGTGCAAGGCGCTTCCGGCGATGGCGCAATTATGGCGAACGGGCCTTCCCTTTAATAAGGAAATGCTTATTCAACTTATTGAAGACTTAGATATTGAAAACGTTGAAGTAGGCGAGCAGTTTATCGAGGACTTTGATGCTGCTCTTTCGCCGGAACATAAGCTGCACCGCGGGCTTGATGGGAAGTTGCTGTACCAGACGAAGCCGGGGCCAAAAGGTAAGAAGCCAGACCCGAATGTTTTCAACCTCAACAGTCCTGCGCAGTTACTCAAGAAGTTCACCGCTTTGCTTGGTGAGCCGCCGATGGACATGAAGAACGGTAAGCCGAGTGCCAGTAAATCTGCGCTTCAGGAATATGTTGGTGACCACAAAGTTGTTGCTGACTATTTGCGGTGGAAAAAAGTAGAGAAGCGTAGGCAGATGGCTGAAACTTTGTTGAAGAACTATTCAGCGGATGGGTTTATTCGTGCCAGTTATATGCAGCTTGGCGCTGATACAGGGCGCATGTCGTGTATTTCGCCGAACTTGCAGCAGGTACCGAGGGATCCACGGTTTAGGGCTGCGGTTCAGGCGCCGACTGGTTGGAAACTGGTTGTTGCGGACTATGGGCAGATGGAGCTGCGGCTTGCGGCGGCAGAAGCACAGGATCCCTTAATGACCGAGGTGTTCCAGCAGGGGCAGGACCTTCATACGATGACGGCGACGCAGATTTATGGGGTAGAGCCAGATGAGGTTACGAAGGAACAGCGGCAAATCGCTAAGTCTGCAAACTTCGGATTGTTATACGGAAGCGGCGCAAAAGGACTCAGAAACTATGCGGCTTCGACCGGAATCCAGATGGATCTTGATGAGGCGGCGGAGGTGCGGGAAAAGTTCCATGCTGCATATAAAGGCATCTCCAAATGGCAGCAGCAGAATGCTCGCGCTGCTGATGCGGCTAAGGACAATCCATCTATCCGCATACGCATCTCGGGCTTGCGGCGGTTTTTACCGGGTGAGCACAACAAACTCACCACCCGCTGCAACAGCCCCATTCAGGGGGCAGGTGCTGCAGTCCTCAAACTTACGCTCGGCAAATTGTGGCCTTTACTCCACGCCGATGGGGAGGACGTGGTGCGTTTGGCCGGCGTGGTGCATGACGAAATCATCTTGCTCGTCCGCGAAGAACACGCAGATGTCTGGGCGCTCCAGCTGCAAACCGTGATGGAGGAAGCTGAAGCTCGTTGGTTGGGTGATATTCCACCGCTTGCTGAAGCTAAGGTCGGGGATAGCTGGCAAGAGGCCAAGTGATCCAGGAAGATTTTGAGTACCGCGTTCGGATGCACACGCGTCACGGCGGTACTCACGATCTGTTCATCGTTGCTCCAGATGCTTTCACCGCACGGATGAAGGCACTGGAGCTTTGTCCTGAGCATCGGCCCCAGTCGGTCATGCGAGTCTCAGATTGTGTCTCATGAGTCGCGCCCGCACGGGAAGAGAGTTGGTGATGGAGTGGTTGATGCGGGAGATTCGTGCGGCGAAGACGGCGGATTTGCAAAGGGCTGCGGCTTTTTTGGAGTGGGCGCGGGATATACGGAAGGGATGTGCCAAGCAAAGGGGTGGGGCGCGGGTGGCGCAAGCTAATGCTTGGCGGAAGAGGGTGGATGACGATGTGCGGTGGTGAGACTACTGTGACGCAGTATGCTATTGTGTAGCAGACTAGACCGCAGGCCATGCCCCTGAACCACGGAAACAAGTACTACTGCCAGCTCCTGATTGACCCCAACCGTTACAAGCTGGCGGAGAATCTTGCGTCCCAGGAAGGCAAAAAGGTTACGGCGTACTTGCGGGAGCTGGTTTACGCGGGACTGGCGCTGAGATCGTCCGAGTACAAGGCTGCCCAGGAAGCGGATGATGCGGCTTGGCGCGAGTCGGTGAAGCGGCGGGTTGAGGGGCGGATGCGTTCCAAGCAAGAGGGAAAAGTGTCAGAAACTGACGCATGAGACTCAGTTGTGTTTCGTGATATACCGACAGCTGGAGCGCATAGGCTGTAGTCTTACACAGTAGTCACTTGAGAGCAATGACGCGTTATGTCGTCATGGTCGAGGATCGCTGGGTTACGGCGGTTTACGATTCTGGTAAAGGGATTGGTTTCACCCGATCCAAGGAGGACGCATCCTCGTGGGTCACGTATGAGCGGGCTGTCGCTGCGGCGAGAACTGTTGCTCAGTCTTGTAACTGCAGCGCTGCTGTGCATAGCGTTGATGAACCCGCGTATCCCCAATCATGGAAGTAGTACCGTTCCAGGAACAGCAGGACCCCGAACTGAGGCTCGGTGAGGGTCGCTCGCGTACCAGTTCAGACAAGGCTCAGCTGTTCGAGCTGAAGATCTGGTTGCCGGGGCAAGGGGCTATGCGGGATTTGGTCCGGGCTGAGTCGCTCCAGCAGGCGATTGAGTTCGCGCAGAACCGCTACCCGAATTGCAAGGTGGAGGTGCCGACAGCGGCGGCGAAAAAACCTAAGCTGGCTCGTGCCAAGAATGGGCCGCGTGAAACGGCCCGTAGGCGTCTCAAACTCGTGGAGAAAAGGAATGAGTCAGCAAATCGCTGAGTGGGCACGCCAGTCGTGGGGCGAGGTCATCGTCGACCAGAACAGAGCAGACCTTTTGGATAAGCTCTACTTCTGGGATGGGCGGGACCATAAGGATCACCCGCTTCACAGCACCTATACCGGGCTGTATCGCAAGTACACCGTCAATTAGGCGGAGTCGCGGTCCATTCCAAACTGATCGGCCAGGTTGTCTGCGGCTTCGCGGATAGCCCAGGCCGATTTTGTGCGTTCCAGCTGGTGGAGCGTGTTCAGGACAAGGGCAGCTTCGAGGAGGCCGCGATAATCCTGTTTGTTGAACAGGCTGACTAACCACTGGTCCGTGGCTGCCTTGTGGAAGCTGGACTCGGGGGTGTGCTCAATAGGTCTCATAAGTTGACAGCACAGCTTCTCTATACACTATGGCCGCTTGTTTAGTGTCAAACAGTCCAAGGTAGACACGTTCATTATTCCTTTGGATTCTTGCCGTCCATTTTCCTGTGACTTTGTGAAAATTCACTCCAAGATGTTTGCTTGGGTATGTACGGTTATTGGCCTGAGTAAAGTCATCTGCGAGGCGTAAATTTGACCATGTGTTATTAAAAGGATCTTGATCTATATGGTCGATGCTTAGTTGTGGATCTTCTCCTGTCATCCAGCGCCAAGCCAAACGGTGCGCAGGGTACTGGACGTTCTCTACGTAAATAAGAACAAGCCACGGTTTACCGCCTCTCCTCGTTCTTTTACAGCCAGCGACTTTCCCTTTTCGTGCGCCGGTTTTAAATATAAATTCTCCTGTTTCTTTATTATAGTCGTAGTAATGTTTAATCTTTTCTTGTGCAGGCAATTTACGAAAAGCCGTAGCCATTAGCTCACCGTGGGTCTTAGCAGGCTACTTCATCTCTTGCGTATCCGCAAGAACCACCCTGTGTCGTTACCCTCAATGAGCCAGCGCGGTAGCCAGTTTTTGCGGGAATAAGCGATGTTTGCGCCTCCCTTATTGCTGATGTACCCCCCATTGACCAGATCCGCCTCCCCAAAAGGATCTAGATGTATGAAATGAGTCGGGGTATAACCAGCAACAACGCTCCAATGCCCCGTACCGCTCGGGTTTGATACCGGCCCTTTATGTAGCCATCCGCAGGGAACAGGATGACCGTTGGCTATCTCCGCTTCTAAGTCTTCGACTGTGCCGTCCATTTCGAAGGTGGCGGTTAGTCCCAATGCTTTGAGGGCGGCGATCTGTGCTTTGGGGTCGGTTGTATCGCCGAAGCGGGCACGCAAAGCGTTGTACTCGTAGTCTCCGTTTACTTTTCCGTAGTAGCGGGCAACCATTGCACAGCTAGAGCTGAAGCACTGGCGCCAGCCACGGGGGCCGTCATCTGATCCAAGCTGGTATTCGTAGGGAACTTTGAGTAGCTTTTGATTGGGTGGGACGACAGGTTTAGTCCTTTC